AATGGCTGCGGCAATCTGAAAAAGCTGTGGACCAGTTCACAAATTTGGAATATGCAGTCAAAACCAGATTGATGGGGGCAGTGGTCAAGACCGCGCCTGAAATCACAAAACTGGTGGGATCCATGGCGGACTGGGTGGCGGCAAATGATACCTTTTTGACCCAGGATATCCCGGCCCATATCAGGGATATGGGAAAAGAGATAAAAGACTTTACCGGATCTACAGAATTTAAACTGATCAAAGAATACTGGGAATTGATGGCAGGGGCCGCCATCGGGTTTAAAGTGGGCAAAGGCTGGCGAGGCGCTGTAATCGGTATGGGTGCAGGCGCCTGGTATAAGGTTTACAAAGATTTAAAGGAAATGACCGGCAACCAGATCAAGGAAGTGGAAACGCTCAAAGATAAATATTCTACCTTGATAAATGAGATCAAAAGACTTGAAAAATTGCCCTTGTCATCCACTGAAACCGAACACCTGGACCAGTTAAAGGCCCTTAGTCATGGGCTTGCAAAACAGATTATAAATGTAAATGACTATAAAGGCGCCCTGGATGACCAGAATGAAAGTTTAAAAACAACCGGCAAATCCACAGACAACCTGGTTAAATCTAATATTGTGGCCGGTAAATCATTTCAGTTTTTATCTGATTATGTGATGGGGTCGGGTGACGCACTGCAGGATGCCACAAAAGATATCAAGGCTTTTGAAATCGCCCAGGATAAAGCGGCCCAAAAATCTAAAAAAGACTTGCATGGTTGGTATGTAGCGGACCGGGAAACCACAAAACAGGATCCAGAAACCTATTACCAGGACTGGGTGGATCAGCACAACGCGGCACTTTCTGAACAAAAAGAAAACGCCCAGGCCGCCCTGGATGAACAGACGGCAGCCTATGAACATATGTATAATGAAGTCCATGACATTGCAGCTGATTTCTGGGACAGTATCCTGGATGGGCAGATCAGTTCATGGGATGACCTTATGGACCATATGCTGGATTCGTTCAAAAAAACCTTTTCCCAGATTCTGGCCCAGGCCAGCACAAAAATTGTCATGGATGTCCTTGTGGGTGGTAGCGGGTCCGGCGCCGGATCCGGCAGCGGGATCCTGGGGACCCTGGGCAGTAAACTGGGTCTGACCGGTGGCGGCGGGCTTTTGGGAAACTTTTCTCTGTCCGGCCTTTCCAAGGGTCTGGGCAACATTACCGGGTCCAGTATGTTGTCAGGCGCGGGATCTGTTGGTGTCATTGCAGCAGCCGGGATGATAGCAACAAAAGTTTTAGGCCGGATGTTCTCAGAAAAACCGCAATTCGGAATATCCGGAATGGCAAAAGAGGACTGGAAATTCGGCACAGGCAGCTTTGATCTAGAGATAAATCCCTATGAAATTGCCATGGAAAACATGTATGATGACTTCAAATCAAACCTCTATGATTACCGAGTATTTGCTGCCGATTTTGATAATGAGCCCGAAATCAGAAAAACCCTTTTTGATTATTTCGATACTGTTTTTGCAAATATTGACGGGGCAATCTCAACGGATATCAATGATATTTTACAAGAGTATCAGCACCTGGGGGTATCTTTTCGGGTGACGGATGACATGAATTTCGAGCAGGCTTTTGCAGGTCTTTCAGATGCTGTTTTTTCTGAACTTTTGGGCAGTCTATTATTGTCCGCTTTGCCCGGATCCGGGGCAATTGAAAAAAGTATCAAAACAATAACCGGCAGCCAATATGTCACGGCCGGATCAGTCCTGGACAAAACAGGGCATAAGATCGGGTCAAGAGAATATTATGACAGTGCAGGCTTTAGTTCACAGGCAAAAGGAACCGGGGCGGATCCTTATTTATACACAGAGCCGGTTTATGAAAACATAAAACACCAGGTTTCTGCCATGGCTGATGTTTTCAATGTCGCGTTTTTTGACGCCATAATGCCCGAGGGATCCACGTCCTGGGACGGGTTTTTGTTCTTTGCAGATACAGTAAAGAAAACAGACGATTTCATGGACAAATTTAATGACCGCATGACTGATTTTAATCTGACTGCAGCTGATGCTTTTGGCCAGATTGCTTTTGTATCCGGGGCCATTGCAGATCTGGACGCCATTGCAGAAAGTTTTGACCTGGATCCTGCAGCCCTGGCCATCAAAAATCTGGTCATCGGTTTTGAAACTTTGACCACGGCATTAAAAGAAAATAATGCCACGGCGGATGAACTTTCCACAGCCAAAAAGGCCCAGGAAAAAACGTTCTGGGAAACCATAAAAAATTCAAGTGCCGATGCAGTGGGAACCGTCCAGGCCATGGCGGATTCAGTCAAGGGTTTTGTCTTTTCTTCTGATCAGACAAAACTGCAGGGCATAGCTGCCCAGGGCGAAAAAGCCATCAAATATTTTAATGGTCTTTATGATGCGGTGGCCGCTGCAGGCAATGCAGAATTTACAGCCAGCGCAAAGGCTTTAAAAGATGGCATAGGAACTATAGTAAATACCCTTATGGCAGTTGAAGGGCTGAACATTTACAAGGGCCATCTGTCAACAATCGGCAGCGCAAAGGCCAATATTTATGGCATGGAAAATGAATGGTCCACAATGAATATCGGCAGCAAATACGGGGTCAACCTGGGATCTGCCAAAGACCAGGCCGCATTTGTAAAAAGTGTCCTGGGTCTTTCAGCAACCGAGTTTGTAACCGCGTCCCAAAATTACGGGGTATCGGTCCAGGATGCTGCAAATGATCTGATGACTTTGAGTGATATTGTAAAAGATACGGCAGGCGCCTTTGAAGACATTGAAAAGACCATGCAGGATGCAAGACAGGGCATTATCGGATCCAGTTCTGTATTGAGTCCAGGCCAGCAATACAGCCAGACCATGAAAGCATTTAAGGCGGCTGCAGTTCTGGCCATGGATCTGGATCCTGAAATAGCAAAAGAGGGCGCCCAGGACCTGGCAAAATTATCCGGCCAGGTCCTGGAATATAAAAAAGCGTCAACGACTTCATTTTTTGAGTACCAGGCCATAGAGTCCGAAGTGTTAAGCACCCTTAAAAAAGTTGAAGATTTTTCATCCACCCAGGTCAAGCTTTTGGATCTTGGGGACCCTAAAGATCAATTAAAACAATTGACCACAATCAATACAAATATTGATTTAACCAAAACGGCAATTGATGCACTTTTAAAAGATACAACTTTTACAACTGCCTTCTCAGGCTTTAATGATCTGTTTAATGAGGGGTCAGTATTTGGGACCTTAAATTCAACTTTGATCAATCTGCCCACAGCCCTGGGGGATGCGTTTAAAAATATTACGGTGACAGCGGGTCTGGCATTAAATCAGGCCCTGCTTGATATTGTAAAAGGTTTAGGGCTGTCAAGTGGTGCAGGTTCTGCGGTTGCCAGCAATATTGTCACTAATCCTGTGACAGGACAAACCGGCCCGGCGTCGGTTACTGATCCGTCACAATGGGAACCCTGGCAGCTTGCGCCTGGGTCCCCGGCAGTGTCCGGTAAATCAAAGGCCAGTATTTTGGCTGAATATGGTATTGCCGGGGCGTCAACGTCTGAAATTTCAGCGGCAATAGCAAACTGGGACACTTTATCATTTTCAGCAAAAGACGCCTGGGCAAGCTCAATCGGGACGGATGCCGCAAGCATGAGCCATGACGTTAATCAATTAAAAGTTTACGGATATGAAAAAGGCGGCACGGCCCTGGGGCTTTCCATTGTGGGTGAAAAAGGCCCGGAACTGATCAATTTTAAATCCCCTGCAAATGTATATTCAAATAATGATACCGGCGATCTGATGGGCAAGGCCATGGTGCCGCTTTTAAATGAAGTCAAAGCGCTAAGAAAAGATAATGAAAGTCTTAGAAAGGACGTTACTTTGATGCGGATCAAGATCCAGAAATTTCACCAGGACGGGATCCCTGTCAGAAATTCAAATGAGGACTTAGTGGTGACATAATGAAAATAATTCGGCCTGAAACCATTTCAAATAAAATGCTTGTCAGTACCAATATTGTGGCGTCCACCCTGAATGAATACAATAAAGCCACAACATACACGTCCACCCAGACCGTAAAGGTCAGTTACCAGGACGGCAATTTACCTGCAGCCCATGCCACAACCACGGCCTATATCCTGGCGGACCGGGTGATCCCGGCCACACATAACGGGTTTATTTATGTCTGCAGCACTGCCGGGACGTCTGGCGGATCCGCGCCCACCTGGCCGACAATTGCAGGGAAAACTGTGACCGACGGGACAGCCGTCTGGACCTGCCAGGCCATGGTGGCCCCTGTTAAAGAATACACCTGTCAGACCGGGGGAACAAATCATTATCCGCCCGACGATGACGGGACCTATTGGCTGGATACCGGGGCTGAAAATGCCTGGAAATGGGGGGATTCTTTTATCGGGACCCAGACCGAGGCCGACGGGAATGAAGCCTCCGACCCAGGTGAAATTGTCATGGTTTTAAAGGCGGACAGATGCACGGCTGTGGGTCTTTTTGGCATGGTCGGCCAGACTTACCAGGTGGACAGGTATGATTCAAGTGACGTCCTTTTGTCCACCACAGGAGAGGTGTCCCTGCCTAATGCGGCAGTTTACGGGGATCTATGGTCCTATTTTTTTGAAGATTTTGTCTATAGTCATGATATTACAGTGGAATTTGGGATCCGAAACATTCAGACTATAAAAATCACTATCAAGCACAATACAACAGACGGATATTATCCGGCCCTTGGGTATGCCCTGGTGGGACGGGTCACAAATATTGGCGAAACTGAATGGGAGGCCCGGACCGGGATCACTTCCTTTGCTAAAAAACAGACAAATGAGGATTTCGGATATACCTATCTTGCACCCGGGAACACAAGCAAATATATGGATATTGACGTCATAATTGACACGGCCGATTATGATCGGATCCAGAAAACGCTGGAAAGTGTGGACGCGGTGCCCACAATTTTCTGGGGCAATAATGCCGGGGTCAGTTACCAGGCTTTAAATATCCTGGGGTGGTATCATGATTTTAATATGACGTTAAAGGGGCCGGTAAAATCAATTTGTAAACTCGAAATAAAGGGGCTGACATAATGGCTGATCAAATTACAACAACGGTAAGGACGATTTCAGGGACCCCGGATCGGGATGACCCGGATAATTTTAATACGCAAAGTGACGATTTTTTTGAAGATCTACCCGGCGCCATAACCGATATCAACGCGGTTGCCGGTGAAATGAACACGGTTGCAACTAGTGTTGAAGCCGACGCGGCCGCTGCAGAGACAGCACAGGCAGCAGCAATTGCAGCATCAGGAGCAACCGAATGGCTGATCGGAACTACATATGATGACGGTGATGTAGTTTGGGGATCTGATTCTGCAACTTATAGGGCAGCCCAAGGAAGCAATACAGGCCATGATCCGGTTGGAGATGGTGGTACATGGTGGGTGGAAATATCTAATTATACTCATACAGGTGATGTGACGGGTGCTACTGCCTTGACTATCGGAACAGATAAAGTTCTTTATACACACACCATAGGTAGTTCAAAATCGCTGACTCCAGTAACAGACTCAGCAGCAAACTTCGCAGCAAACTTTACCGGAGCTAATCTTTACGGTGGAACATTTATCTGTAACGTAACCGGCACTTGTCAACTTCCGCTAATGGTCGCAGGAATGAATTTTACCATTATAACACTTGGAGCCATTGAAGTTGTCGCAGATACAAACGCTGCTGACGGATACTTAATGGACGGCACAACAAACGCTGAAGGTAAGAACCTAACGAACTTGTCAACCGCTGGAGATATAGCAGTCTTTCAATACTACACAGCCGATGATTGGCTTATCACTACTAATGGTTGGACAGCGGAGGCATAATGAGTATTCAATTAATGCATAAAGCGGTTCTTGCAAGGCTTAGAGCTTCCAGTTCCAGTTCCACTTACGGCGTTTCATGGGACGAGTCAGCAGATACTTATGCAAGAACAGAAGATACACTTGGCGAAGCAGTAAGTACAACACTGTCTGATGCTTTATTACCTATTCAAGCTAATATGAAACGATGTGTTATTAATGATTCAGGAGTCGTACAATATTATCTTGATGCAAGTGATTCAACTCTTAAAGAAGATGGGACAACGGCATCCAATCTTGACGGTACTGATGGTCAGGTTATGGTTCAGATACCTAAATTCTGGTACAAGTATGGTTATGCAGGCACTACCCATACCTGGGAAGTATCAACTACTGAAATAGATGGATATTCAGTTCACCCTGCTTTTATTAAAAATGGTGAAACGGTTGATTATCGTTACATAGGAGCTTATGAAGGAATTGGCTGGGATAATGGTACAACTGCATATATTGATTGTGGTACAGCGGCGGCTAATAATTGGGCAGGTGGTGCAATTGATTTAGCGAATGATAAACTCAGTTCTGTGTCTGGCAAGGCTCCCATGATGGATGAAACCAGAGCAGAATTTCGAGCGATTGCAGCAAATCGTGGAACTGGCTGGAGACAGCAGGACTTTGATTTGGTTTCTGCTATTCAACTTTTATACTTGGTTGAATATGCTGACTGGGATAGCCAGTCAATGATTGGTGAAGGCAGAACAGCTTTATCGGGTGGGACTTGGGTAAAAGATTCTTTTATTGGTGTTACTGGTAAATCAAATGGTGATGGTAACGGTACAAATTCAGTTGGCGGAAATACTAATAATGCCTACATGACGTACCGTGGCATTGAAAATTTCTTTGGGAATATTTGGAAATGGGTTGACGGTATTAATATAAATGCAAATGTGCCTTATGTTTCAAATACGGATACTAATTTTGCAGACGACACAGCAACGAATTACACAGCTTTGGGAATTACACTTGCAAATGCAAACGGATATCCAGTTAGTTTAGAACAGCAAGCAAGGGGATTTTTGCCATCTGCTGTGGGGGGATCTTCGTCAACTTATTTAACAGATTATTATTGGCAAGGCGCTGGTTGGCGGGTGGTTATGCTCGGCGTGGATGCGGCTACTGGCGCGCTTGCAGGGGTCGCTTCTTGGGCTGCGACTAACGCTTCGTCGATTGATGCCGTTACGATCGGGGGTCGGCTCTGCTTCTAAAACGTAGGACGCATGGGGCGTAATATGATAAAACGAACGGGACGAAAAACGAATAAGGCGTAAAATGCAAAACGAAAATGGTTTTCATATTTTAGTTGGCAGGTGGTTATACTCGGCAGGAATGCGAATAATGGCACGAATGCAGGAGTCACTTATTGGAATGCAAATAACACTTCGTCGAATGATAACATTAATATCAGGGGTCAGCTCAGCTTATATGATTTTTAAAGAATATGAAAACCTTGCCTCTTGGCAAAACATAAAAACCGCCTCACAAGTATTGGTAGGGAAACCGAAGATTCTGAGGCAAATAAGCAGATTATGAAAAGATACAATACTTTATATTCAAAGATATATGACATGGAAAATATTAAATTAGCACATAAAAATGCGAAGAAAGGGAAAGCGCACTACTCAGAAGTAAAAATGGTTAGTGCTGATCCAGACAAGTATTTTAAAGAGATACATTTAATGTTAAAGAATAAAACCTTTAAAAACTCAGAGTATAAAATGTTTATTAAAATTGATAAGGGCAAGAAACGAGAAATATTCAAACTTCCTTATTTTCCGGATAGGATTATCCATCACTGTATAATGAATGTTTTAGAGCCTATTTGGATGAAAACATTAATAGCAGATACTTATTCTTCACTCAAAAATAGGGGCATTCATAAAGGAGTAAAAAGAATTAAAAAGGCATTAAATGATAAAGAGAACACCCAATACTGTTTAAAAATGGATGTTAAAAAGTTTTATCCTTCCATTGATCATGATATTCTAAAACAGATCGTTAGAAATAAAATAAAAGACAAAGAATTGTTGTGGCTTCTTGATGAAATTATTGATTCTGCTGATGGTGTCCCAATAGGAAACTATTTAAGTCAGTATTTTGGGAATCTTTATTTGTCTGGCTTAGATCACTGGGCAAAAGAACAAAGGCATTGTAAATACTATTTCAGGTACTGTGATGATATTGTGATTTTAGATGGGAATAAAGATAATTTATCAAATTTAAGGAAAGAAATATCAGAATATTTAAAATTGGAATTGAATCTCACTTTAAAAGAAAACTGGCAAGTATTTCCTGTTGATATAAGAGGAATTGATTTTCTTGGGTACAGATTTTTTCATGATTATACTCTGCTAAGGAAAACCACAGCCATCCGATTCAAAAAAAGAATGAAGCAAATCAAAGAGAATTATAAAAGCCTAACGCCAATCAATATATTAAGTGGTGTCATGAGTTATTGGGGATGGATGAAATATGCTAATTGCCACAGGTTACAAGGTAAATATATTGATAAGAAAATAAAAGATATTGTTAAAGCTGTTTGCATGAAAAATAAACTACATAATCTACTGGGGATCATTCATGGTTAATTATCCAAAATTTTCAGATTTTGCAGAAGAGGTAAAGCCTTTTGATGGGGATAAGAAACGGATTGATACTATTTTAAATCAAGCTATTCTTGTGGTGGATTTTAAAATTAAAAAAAGCAAGCAAAAACAGGATTCATTATATGCTACCATTCAATTCAAAATAGAAGATGTTACCTACATCGTTTTTACTGGATCGGGTGTTTTAATTGAACAACTTGAAAAATATAAAGACAACTTACCATTCTATACTGAAATTAAAAAAATAGATAAGTATTATACTTTTACATAAGGAGAACAAAAATGAAAGCAAATTCAAATCACCATCCGACAAGTTTCACAAAGTCGCATGGTAAAATATGGTTTAACTTTAATATTGTCGAGTTTCAGAAAACTGATGAACACGGAACCAGGACTGTTTATGATTATGACTACACAGAAGTTACTCCTGAAAATGAAGCTGAAATTGCTGTTCTTGCTGAAAAAGATGGGAATTTAAAAGAGGATTTACAGGAATTTAAAGTTAGCAAGGAACATAATTTTAAAGACTTTCGGGCCAAGAGAATTGATATTGTGTAAGAGAAATAGTTGTTGTAAAAATGTTAGGAAAGTATTGATAATTTGTATTTGGTTTGAGTGGATATGATAATTGGATTTTGTTTGTTTAAAAAGAGGTGAATATGGAAGGAATTGGAATAAATCAAATTCTGTGGGGAATTGTATCTTTCCTGTTTGTAATATCTTTCTTTTTTGTGAAGAGTTGGAAAGCTAATATTGATAAAGATATGGACAAGATTCAACTAAAAATGGACAGTAAAATATCTGAACGCACATGTATTGAAAGACATTCTGGAGTTAAAGAGGATACAAAAGCCCTATTTAAACATAAACATTCAAATCCAGGTGGGGAGGTGATTATACCATGAAACGAAGAAGGAATGATCACAAAAACCATATTTTACTTAGAAAGATTGGAATATTTATTTTTGTTTTGACATGGAGTATTGTATCATACTGGTTGGTGTGGCCTTACACGCCTATTGTTATAAATGGCCCATTGAAAATTCACAACCAGGATAAAGAAGTTAAAAAAGGTGAGTATCTTGTATATGAGATGGATATCAACAAGAAGATGCCTTTGCCAGCACAAATTACAAAGCAACTGGTAAATGATTTTATAATTACATATTCTCCTATTGTTGGAAATGTTCCAGTGGGCAAGAGAAAGATGAAAGTAAAAATTAAAATTCCTAGATCTGCTGAGTGTGGTGAATATGTTTTGATGTGGGAAGGACTTTACAAACCAAACCCAATCCGCAATGTTAGGGTTGTTGCATATAGCGAAAAATTTAATGTGGTTGAATCATGATTCATTTCAAAGATCATGAATTTAACTGCAAGTGTGGTTGTGGCCTTAGTATCGATGATATGGATGAGGATTTCCTTTATAAATTAGACAGAGCCAGAAATACAGCAGAAGTGCCTTTTGTCATCAATTCTGCTATCAGATGCACTGATCACAATCGGGAAGCTGGTGGTTCAAAAACATCAAGTCATCCAAAGGGTTGTGCTGTTGATATTAAAGCGGAGAATTCGTTTTATAGATTCAGGATTGTAACTGGATTGGTTAAGGCCGGGATAACCAGACTTGTGATTTACCCAACCTTTGTTCATTGCGATGATGACCCGGACAAGCCAACAGAATTAATGAGTTGCAGAAAGGGGTAAGGGATGCAAATTTTAAAAGATTTAATTCAATTCATAAAGGATTTAAAGCCTGCGACAAAGATGTTTGCAATGGGATGTTTTACGGTTATTATTTTATCACTTATCGGTGCTGCTGCATACACAGGGAATTTCGATTTGTTATTGAGTTTATTTGATAAAGGGGTTGAGGCTAAAAAATGAAGCAGATAGGCTATGCTGAAGCAAGGAACATTATCAAGGCAGGAGATGTAATATCTTTTGGTGGGAAGGGTTTTATTTCCAATGTTATAAAAGAGGTTACCGATTGTGCTGTGTCGCATGTTGGAATTATTTTAAGCACTCAGGTTGATTTTGGCTTGAGTTTGGTGCAGATAATAGAGTCAACAAGTTTAGGCGATGGTTTTGCGGGGGTACAAGTAAACCGCATGAGCGATAGAGTAAAGGATTACGATGGCGAGATATGGTTATTGCCATTGAAACAAGAGGTCAGGGAAGAGATAGATATCATAAGCTTAGTTTATTTTCTCATAAGCCAAAAAGGGAAAGAGTATGATACCCCACAGGCTATAGGCAGTGCAATTGATTTCCTTCCAGAACAGCGAGAAGATCTTGATAAACTGTTTTGCTCTGAGTTAGTATTCTCTGCGTTAGAAACTGTTGGTGCTGTTCCATCTGGTAACGCATCCGAACAAACGCCAGCAGATGTTTGCAGCCTTGGTATTTATAATGCTCCGATTCAGATCAAGGGTGACTTGAAGGAAATGTTCAGCTAATTCTCTTTATTTATATGCACTTCCCGCAAAAGAGTCATTTTGATACCAATATCATGACCAGGCCCGTCCGGATCCGGATCTTTTTGGTATCAATTTATTTTGATCACTAAGTGATCAAAATTTTTCTTCCAAAAAGCTTGAAAGCTGGTCGGGATGGGGTGATTCGAACACCCGACCCCAGCGTCCCGAACGCCAGGACGTATATTTAACGCCTTGTTTTTATTAAATAATTTGGAGTTTTTTTTGATCACTAAAAGTTAGTGATCAGACACTACTTTGCCCCTGCATCTTGTTTCTTTTGTCCTTTCAATACTTTGCTGAAATTAATTATTTTTTCGTTTTCTGTTGGGGCGGGTGTTTGCAGGTCCGGCAGCCGGTCTATTTGTTTTCTTAATAATTTTTTTGATATGTGTTGATAAATTTGTGTTGTGGTATCGGTCCTGGAATGACCGGCAATCTGTGAAACCGATTTTAAATCCCCGTCATTTT